AGACGAAACAGGGAGATATCCAGTTGACCCTAAAAAATACTATGGTTTAACTGATAGTCAAATACAAGAAATGAAAGAAAGTAATATTCCATTATTTGAAAAACAAGTAGATGAATATAAAAACGTAACAGGGAGTAAATTATGACTGTTGAATTAGTTATATTAGGCGGTTTGTTTTTAATATTTATTGGTATGGTTATGTTAATAGTTATCAATTTTTTAGAAGCAAGAGAGGAAAGAAAATTATCAGAGAGATTATCTCAATCGTTTAGAAATGGAGATAGTTTTGATGATGTTCGTTTTAAGGACTATGAATAGTATATTTTTGTCTTAAAAGGTAATTTTTTATTTATTCTTAAATTATAAGTAAAAACTAACTAAGGAGAATAAAATGATAACAGATCATACTTTTGAATGCAGAGGTTGTCTTAAATTCAATACTAAAGACAATATGCATTTTATTTATGTAAACACAGAAATTACTGGTACTTTTGAAAGTGTTTCTGCAACTTTTGATACTTATCTTTCTGATATGTATAAACCAATGATAAATAATTTTGATTTAGTAGAACCTCAAGAAAAAAATTCTATGTACGAAATTATTTCTGTTAAGGAGGCATATAAATAATGGACGATAATGTAATTAAAGTTTGTGTTATTTGTAAAGAAGAATTTACAGGGTGGGGTAATAACCCATCACCAATTAAAGACGAAGGAGAATGTTGTGATACATGCGATAATGAAAAAGTTATTCCAGCGAGAATTGAAGGTACCATTGGATAAGTATAGAGGTTTTGATATTAAGTATATTGGAGGTGGCTTTCAACTTTATGAAGGTGACTTTCTAAAAGAAACTCATGCTTGTTTAGATAACGATGAGGATAAAAGACTTAAATCAAGACAACGTATTGATTCAATACATCGACATCGTAGATTAGAAGATGACAAAAGTATTGAACGAGTTGACGCACAAGTAAAACTAGCGAGGGATAATGGCTGTTAAAAAATTCTGGAAATTAGCTGTGTACCAAACTGATAGATTACTTGGAGGACATGAAGAAGGTGGTTGGTATTATACTGCAGGTGATCGTATTAAAGAAGGTAAAATAAACTTTAGTGATCCTCAAAAAGCTTTTCGTGCTTGTCGTTTGTTTAATAAGTTATATGGTAGTAATGGGAATTCTATAGAATATGGAATAAAATGTGATGTTTACTATCGTGGTACGCCAGATAGTTTTCCTAAACATAGACCTTATTATTCTTAATATTGTTTTAGAAGGTTAATTTTTTTATATTCTAAATTTATATAAAAATAACTAACTAGGAGAATAAAATGAAATACACTGGATACATCGTATTGAAACATTACGATAAAGATACAAAACCTATCAATACTAAAGAAAGATTACACGACACCATCTTTCTAAAACCAGAAATGGATATCAGACAAAAAACCGACAATACACCAGAAATAATCCCGATATATACTTCTCAAAAAGAAGCAGAGGCTGACGCAGAATGGTGGCCATCATCTACTATTGACGATTATGGAGTAGTTAGAAAAGTAACAATCACAATAGAAGAAGAAACTTACAACACTATTAAATCCGAAAGAAAAACACTCAACGAACTTATAGAAAAATATCCTAATGACAATCAAGCATATAAAGATTCACTAAAAGAATTAGATTGGTTTAAATAGGATTTATTTTTTCTATATTTATTTATTAACTAACTAATAACTAAGGAGTAATAAATGAAAATAAAAGCTTACGCAATAATAGACAAAGAAAGAGAAGAAGGACAATTTAGCGATTTCTTTCACTCAGATCCTACTACGAAACTCGCATACATGCCTAGCGAAGCGAATTTCGAATCAACTGATTACATTTTTTCTAAAACACTAGAAGAAGCTAACGAAAAAGCAGACTTTATCACTTCTAATACAGCACGTGAGATAGAAGTAAAAGAAGTAGAAATCACTATAAAATAAAAAGGATAAGTTATGGAAATAAAAACGATAATAAACAAAATAGACGATAATTTCCTAGACGAAACTATCGATGATTCTATTAAATATACGGACGAAGATAAAATCGGAAGATACGAAAATAAAGACAACGGATCTTATTTCGATTTATTTTATCATAAAGAAAAAGATATAACAATCCAAGAAATTTACGATGGATATTATTCTTATACATTCACTTATAAAACTAAGATAGATCCAAATCATATGGTTTTATATCACGCTTATAAACAACTTGAGGAGTAAAACGATGCTTCAATATAAAAATAAAAATGGTGATACAATTAAAAGATACGAAGATGAATGCGATAATGGTGACGTATTTTATAATAATAAAAAGGTTGGTATTTTCGATATCGAGCACGATAGTAAATTAGGAAGTTATTATCATATTACTCTCAATAGCGGGAAACAGTTTCACGACCACTATCACGACGATAACGATATCATTAAACACTTATAGTATTTACAACAAACATTTAATCGCTATATTAGGATAAATATGGCGATAACTATAGACCAAATCCATCAGACAAACGAGGCTACCTTATCCTCAATGGAAAAGAAGTTCTGCGAGGAGATAGCTAAAGGAAAAGGTAAGAAACAAGCGGCTGTTGACGCAGGTTATTCTGAAACTTCAGCTCACGTACAAGCTGCCCGGAACTTAAAGAAAGATAAAATCATCCAGTATATAGATAGGTTGCGTGCTGACACTAGGCGCTTGACCAGTGAATCTGTGTCAAAAGAGGTAGAGAAACTAGATAAATTGTATGTTGATGCTTGTAGCAAGAAACAATATACAGCAGCAGTCAATGCGATAAGGTTGAAGTCTCAGTTGTTGGGGTTTTTGGTGGAGAAGAAAGAAGTACAACACTCAACCCTTGACGCTATGAATGATGACGACTTGACGAAGTACCTTGATCAAATCAAAGCAGAACATAATATTAACTAACAACATTCCGCAACACGCCCGCATAAGGATCAGTGCGGATCAGCAAGGATCAGGCGTATATATATCCGCAACAATAAAATTAAAACAACAGAATAAAAAGGTTTTAAAAGGATAAAAAATATATATACTGGTACATATTAACTAACAAAGAAAGCGAGAATAATATGACAAAAATAATAGAAAACAAAGTACCTCTATCACTTAGAGAGAAAGCAGACAAAAAAGTTCTTTTCAGATTATTTAATCCGAAAAGAGATAAGTCAAAGTCTTTTATCATTTATGAAAAGTCTAGACTTAGTTCAACTCTTAAACAAGCCTTTGATAACTCTTATAGAAAAGTGGATATCGAGTACGATACAACAGCTAACAGTAGATTTAAAAAAGTTAATCTGCTAGTTGATGTACCAGTTTATCTTTCTAAGGATAAGAAAAAACTTTATGAGGAATTACTAGCCTCAAACAGAGAGTTTATCAAAAAGAATAAAGTCTCACAAAGTATTTTAGACAATCAAAAATACTTCGAACAAATCATAGCAAAATTATAATCTAGATACAAGGCCCGACAACCTCGGGCCTTGACTCTTGACTCTTGACGCTGATCACTACGGATCCTTGCGGATCAGGATAATATAATAATTAAGGATATAGATATAAATATATAAAACCTTCCTAGTCGATAAAATATATTTTAGCGTTTAATCTTGATTAGAAATAAATATTAATAAATTTATTATTAATTTAAAAAGAAAGTTATTTATGATATTATATTTTTTTCGTTATTTAATCGCTTATATATTTTTAATTAAAATACTTTTATTACTAATTTATATTTAGAACGAAACGAGAACATTCAGTTTAGAATTATTCTAAAAAACAGAAATTTTTATTTTACTTTTCTATTTTTTTTTAGTAAATTATTTTTATCTTTTATAAATTTAAATCTTTTAATTATTAAAAGAGTTTATAAAAGATAAATTAGAAAGAAGAAAAATCATGAAAAATAAAAACGATAAAATAATCGAAAATAAAGTAGCTTTATCTTTTCGAGAATACGAAAATAAAAAAGTCTTATTTAGATTATTTAATACTAAGCGAGAAAAATCTAAATCTTTTAATATTTACGAGAAAGCTAAATTTTCTAGTAATATTAAAGACGCTTTTAATAACGATTATAGAAAAGTCGATATCGAATACGATACGACTAAAAATAATAGATTTAAAAAAGTAAATCTATTAATCGATTTAAATTCTTACTTAGATAAATCTAAAAAGAATTTATATTTAGATTTAATAAATTCGAATAAAGAATTTATTAAAAAAAATAAAGTAGATAATTCTATTATCGAAAATATAAAATTTTTCGAAGATAAAATAAAAAGTCTTTAAGACTAATTAAAATTAAAAAGCGTATCTATTAATTTAGATACGCTTTTTTTTTATTCTTTTTTTTCTTTTCAATTTTTCTCTTTTTAAAAAACGTATTAAGTTTGTCGCTGAAAAATCGTATAAAGTTTGCGGTTAGCCTAGTCTTATAATAAAGGTAGGGGTATAGACGAGTGTAGAATGACTTATATGCGTATAAATTTCTCTAGAAAAAAAATTTTTTTTAATATAAAGCTTTACAATGGCTTTTTTAAATAGTAGCATTCCACCATTATATTGTAAAATACGCAAGGAGTATTTATATGATCTACAAAAACATCATGGAGAAAGCGAAGACTGTGTTATCTTTGGTCTTACAAGTATTCAGGGTCGTGGTATATTATTTAACATCATGCTGGAAAATGGTGCGTGCTTTTGGCGTTTGCCAATATGTGCCTTCTTTTCTAAGAGTATGGATAGGAAAGATGTGCCCGATATGTCAAACGACTTACTTGAGCTGTGGAACAGTTTTGATTATTATCATTCTGTTACTCATTTTTCTTTTTTACTAGGACAACGAGCTAAATATTTTGGTAAAGATAAAAAACTTTATACAGGTGAGTATCTGTTTACTGTTGATTGGTGTCACCCTGACTCCAATTTACTTGACACAGATCATTCTGAAATTCCTCAGGAGCATAAATGCGCTCACATATTGGAGCTTGACAATGGTAATTACGCTGCTCAACCTAATAATAGAATACTATGGAATATTAATTCGTTCACTACGAGATCCGAAGTACCAGACTACAAAGTCCAAACGAACGACTGGAACGTAGAAAACAAAGACTGGATGACCGAGGACACTGACAAATTTTTCTACGAAATACTAGAAAAGAAAATGGATAAGTAGTATAAATTTTTCATTAGGTGATGTCCGTGGATCATTTTCTTTGGTTCGGGACAGGGAGAGATGGCGGGTACTTTTTTGTTTCTATGTTCTACCTATATTGTTATAGGTAGAATATGAACATTACAATATTACTTCCTACAAGAAAAAGATTATCTTTATTAAAAAAATCAGTACAGTCTTTAATAGACAATGCTAGAGAGCCAGAAAAATTACAATTTCTATTTGGCGTAGATGAAGACGATGTAGAAACTTTTAATTATCTTAAAGAATCAAAATATCCAAATCAACTAGCTTTACAGTTTAAACCTATAGGTTACGAGAACCTACATAAATATAACAATACTTTAGCAGGCTATGCTTCTGGTAAATGGATAATGTTTTTCAATGACGATGCGATTATGCAAACTAAAAATTGGGATCAAAAAATTATGGATTTTGAAGACGAGTTTTGTCTTTTACGTTTCAAAGAACAGACTGAACATCCTTATAGTATCTTTCCTTGCTTTCCACAAAAATGGTTTTATTTATTAGATCACATTAGTCTTCATGGTCAAAATGATGCATGGCTCTCAGAGATTGCTTACATGTTAAATATAATGCGGGACGTTGACATCGAAGTTATACACGATAGAGCAGATATAACTGGTAACAATAATGATGAAACTTTTAGAGCTAGAAAATATAATGAAGGTAATCCCGATCAAAAAGGAGACCTCCATCATATAGATATGGTAAAATTAAGATATAAAGATGCTTTAAAAATAAATTGGCTGCTAGGACTTTTAAAACAACCAAATGAATTTATACTTAAAAATTTACAAACTAAATCTGATCCATTCATTTTACTTAAAAAGAAATTTGATATATATAAAAAAGCTGGCGCCGTAGGTGCAGGAAAACAAAATGCAAGAGTTACAGATCAAAGAGAAATTAAAGTCAGCTATTCAAATTTACCAAAAGACTAGAGATAAAAGAGCTGGTGAAGTAGTCACACATTTAACTAATTTACTTTCTACATATAATTCTAGAAAAAGTTTATTAAGTTATGCTAAACATATGTACCCGGGATATAAAGACCCTGCGCACATACAGCTAATTGCAAAAAATCTAGAGAAGCTTGAATCAGGTGAAATAAACAGACTGGCAGTCTTTATGCCACCAAGGCATGGAAAAAGTATGTTATGCTCTGAATTTTTTCCAGCATGGTATCTAGGAAATAATCCAAACGAATTTATAATTCAATCTACATATGCTCAAGAACTTGCTGATGATTTTGGTCGTAAGGTTCGAAACCAAGTTCAAGGAGAAGACTTTAATAAAGTTTTTCCACAAGTTGGATTAAGATCAGACAGTACATCAGCTAAACGATTTCATACTATACACGGTGGTACCTATTCTGCTGTTGGTGCAGGTGGAGCTATTACTGGTAGAGGTGCACATTTATTAATTATTGATGACCCGATTAAAGGTCGAGAAGATGCTGAGTCAGAAGTTCAAAGAAGAAATCTTTTAGAGTGGTACAAATCTGTAGCTTATACTAGACTTCAACCTGGTGGTAAAATTATTGTAATTCAAACTAGATGGCACCAAGATGATTTAGCTGGATACATTTTAAATGAATCTGGAGAAGACTGGAAAGTTTTAGACCTTCCTGCTATAGATGATAAAGGTAATGCTTTATGGCCTGAAGCTTATAGTAAAACTGATTTAGAAAAAATTAAAAACACTGTAGGTCAACGTGTTTGGCAAGCTCTTTATCAACAACGTCCTAGTAATGAAGAAGGTAGTATCATTAAAAGAGATTGGTGGAATTTATATGAAAGCGATAAGATTCCAACTTTAGGTTATGTTGTACAATCTTATGATACTGCGTTTAGTACAAAATCTTCTGCTGACTTCTCTGCTTGCACTACATGGGGCGTCTTTACAGCAAGAGATGAAAACAATGTTGCTTATCCCGCATGCATATTATTAGATGCTTGGAAAGAAAGATTAGAATATCCAGATTTAAGAAAACGAGCTCAAGATAGCTATTATGAGTGGATGCCCGATCAAGTGTTAATTGAAAAACGAGCTTCTGGTCAATCTCTTATACAAGATATGCGTAGATCAGGAGTTCCGATAGTTACTTATACTCCAGAAAGAGATAAAGTTTCTAGAACACATAGTGTATCTTCAATGTTCGAAGGTGGATTAGTGTTTACAATGGATAAAGAATGGACTAAGGATGTAATTGAAGAAAGTGCACAATTTCCTTATGGAAAACATGATGATATTCATGATACATGTGTACAAGCTTTAATGAGGATTCGAGATGGATTTTTAGTATTACATCCAGAC